CTACGATGAAGGCTTCCCGGGAGATCGCCCTGCTACGGGCGGCGCTGCTTGGCGCGAATACGTCTCAACAGCCAGTAGAGCCATGCTCTTCAAACCGGACCCGCACGGTGCTCTATCGTGCAGCGGGTGCGGCTTCTGGGCTCACCGTCCAGTGTGACGTCTACCGGCCGGATACCATTCATGATGAAGGGCAGTCTGGCTTGGCCACCGAGGTAGATCAGACCGGAACCTACCACTTCACCTTTGTCTCGGACGGACCTGGTTGGTTCGTCATTGTCTCGGACAGCGACGGCGGTGGAGCGGTGAAAACCTTTGACTGAGGAGGTATCTGATGAAGACGTTCGAAGTGATCTATCAGGCACCGAATGGGCAGAGCGGCGTGGCCGTTCAGATGGACGTGTACGATGCGGCTAAGGCGCTCGACGCAGCGCAGTCGCTGCCCATGACCGAGATCGGCACGACCGGCCGATACTACGGCTCCTTCCAGGCAGCCGAGGCCGGGTGGCACGTGCAGATCACCGACGCGGCGGGAGGCCGGGCCGTGAAGCACTTTGGGAAGCACTCCTTCGACGCGAATGGCGTGACCGACCTGGTCGCAGCGCTCGACGCTCACCTCACGGCGGTGGAGGCGAAGGTCGACGCAATCAAGACGCCACCGATGATAGGATAAGGAGCAGCATGACGGACAAAACGCGACAACTCGTATGGGCTTTGCTGGCTGTTCTCGGAACGGTCGGCTCGCTCGTGATGGTACTCTTCCCCGACCTGGCGACCAAGGAGGAGGCCACAACGCTGGGCACCCATGTGCCCACAATGGTACTGTCGACCATCACGGTGTTCATCACCGCCAAGGCGATCGTCGTTCGTTGGCGGAGCAAACGGAGTCAGCAGAACAAGGAGCAAGCAGATGAGAAGTCGTAAACTGGTCATCCTCGTAGCACTACTGGCCCTGCTGGGCCTGGCCTGGGGCCGAACGTTCGTGCTCATGGCAGCGGAGCCGGATGCCTGTATCCAGCAGTCGATGTCACCGTCGCTGGTGCCGTGGACCATTGACCCTTCGCTCATTCAGGGGTCGCTGCTACCGGCTATTCCCGGCGACCAGAACGGGTGGCAGGTGACCGCAGGGCGATGGGAGCGTACAGCTCGAGCGTGCGACCCAGAGGGCCATCCCTTCACCATTGAGTTCGTCTTCGGGACCGGCTCCTGCCACGGTCACCTACAATGCCGAGGCCCAGACCTGGACCGTAGTCGTGGAGAACCTACCGGTGGGCAAGCACCTGTTCGTGTTCTCGGCGACGGACACACCGGGGCCGGACTACGACGGACCCAAGACCCGGTTCGTTACAATTGCCGTAGAAGGCCTGCCCAAGACGAACGAGAAGCCTGTCCTGTTTTGAAGGGGCTGGCTTCGCTGGTTGCTGAGATGGCGATAGCATGATCGAGAACGTCAATCAGGAATGGCTGGACGCACTGCTCCGGCACCAGATTTACTCGCTCCGGGTGGCCGGGGCGATTAGGAACCGGGTTGACGAAATCCTTCTGGCCACCGAGGACGACATCGCCACGCAGATACGAGAGATGCTGCGTGGCGATGTCACCTTTACACCACAGCGGCTGAAGAAGGCCGAGCGGGCCCTGGCCAAGATCAAGGCCATGCGGAACGCGGGCTGGAACCAGGTGGACAAGGAGCTCTTTGCCCAGCTGTCTGCCTTCACGCAGGAGGAAGCCCTGTTCCTGGGCCGGGCGCTGGAGACGGTGCTGCCTGTCATCATCGAAGCGAACCTTCCGTCGCCTCAGTCGCTCCGGTCCCTGGTGAAGACGCAGCCGTTCGAAGGACGAACGATGAAGGACTGGGCCAAGACGCTGCGGGCTAATGACCTGCGGCGCATCGAAGACCAGATCAAGATCGGCCTGGTACGGGGCGAGCCTTCCGATCGCATTGCTCGCCGGATCGTAGGCTCTGCCAAGCTGAAAGGCCGGGACGGTGTCACCCAGATCACGCGACGCAATGCAGAGGCCATTACCAGGACGGCTGTCAACAGTTTCAGCAACGGTGCTCGCTCGATGTTCTTCGAGGAGAACGCGGCGCTGTTCGGTGAGGAACTGTTCGTGGCCACGCTCGACGGCCGGACGACACCGATCTGCCGGTCGTACGACGGCAAGCGGTTCAAGCTCGGCGAAGGGCCACACCCTCCGCTGCACTTCTCCTGTCGATCGCTCCGGGTGGCGGCCATCGGGCCGGAGGCTATCGGGAACCGACCGGCGAGGCCGTTCACCAAACGCACGCTCGTCCGCGAGTTCGCCAAGCAGGAGGGCCTGGGCAACATCACCAGCCGGGCCAAGCTGCCACGCGGCTACAAGGGCGAGTTCGACTCGTTCGCGGGTAGGAGAATGCGTGAGATGACCCAGATCATACCAGCCAAGATCACCTATCAGGACTGGCTCTCCCGGCAAACGGCTGCCTTCCAGGACGACGTCCTGGGCCCAACACGCGGGCGGCTGTTCCGTCAAGGCGGGCTGACGCTGGACAAGTTCGTGAACCGGGCGGGCGACTAAATCCCTCTGTCTCAGCTTGCCCAGCGGGACGCCGATGCCTTCATCGCCGCTGGGCTCGATCCCGAAGCCTTCTACAGGTGATATACTTTCATGGTAGAAGTGACACGTGCCCGGATGCAAGATCAGGCTGTCAGGACGAAGCTGGTTGCCGCTGGTGCAGCAGCGCGAAGGGGCGTGCCGTCCTCTGCAAAATGCAAAGAAGCTGTCAGTGCTACTCTTCGTTGCCTCTGGAACGACCCCAACTATCGTGCTAAGATGCTGGAAGCAGCGGCCCGTGGCAGGGAAAAGGCTCGTGCAAATAGAGAACGAGGCATGGTCTCGTCAGACTAATACCTATTCCAGCATGGCTGGAGAAGGGACTGTTATGTTGAAGCTGAAGTACCAGAAAAAGGACGACATTCCGCAGGGCAGGGAAGACCTCTACATCGAAAAAGAGGGTGAGTGGCATTTCGTTGGCGTTGAGGGAATCAAGACGCAGACGGATGTGGATCGCGTCATGCTGGGGCTCTCCAAAGAGCGCGATGAGCACAAGGGGACGAAAGCAAAGCTGGCTGTGTGGGAGGGCCTGGACCGGGCCGACGTGGATGCCAAGCTCGCTCGCCTCGAGGAGCTCGAGGTGGCCGCGAAGGACAGCATCTCCAAGGCCGAGATGGACAAGAAGCTCGATGAGCTCGCCGAGGTGCGGGTGAAGAACCGCATGCTCCCGGTCGAGCGTGAGCGGGACGGTCTCAAGAAGAAGCTCGAGGAGACCGAGAAGGCGGTCGCGGCGCTGACGGCCGAGAAGAACCATCGGATCGTGCATGACAAGATTCGCGAGGCCGCTGTGGCCGCGAAGGTCATGCCCGAAGTCATGGCCGACGTCCTGCTCCTCAGCGACAACGTCTTCGAGCTCACCGAGGACGGCAAAGGGCTCCTGACCAAGGAGAACGCCTACGGTGTCGACGCCGGGCTGACGCCGGACACCTTCTTCCAGACGCAGCAGGAGCGGCGTCCCTACTGGTGGCCGCCGAGCACCGGTGGCAACAGCAAGGGCAGCGGGAACAAGGGTGGCGGTGGCGGGGTCAATCCCTGGGCAGCCGACACCTGGAACCTCACCGAGCAGGGCAAGTACGTGAAGGAGCACGGCATGGAGAAGGCCCAGCAGATGGCCAAGATGGCCGGGGCTACGGTCGGCGGATCGAAGCCTGTTGCACGGAAGTAGACGACCTCAAGCAGCCCGCGTTGGAGGGAGACGCGGGCTGTTTTCTATAATCATGGCATGCGTCTACCTAATCCGTTCGCCCGAAGGTCGTTGCTACGTCGGCCAGAGTATTCGCTCTGCATTGACTCGTTTCGTTGAGCATGCACAAGCTGCTCTAAATGGTAAACGCGGGCCTCTTTACGCTGCTTTTCGTAAATATGGTCCTGAGAACATGGAGCTCATCGTCCTGGCACGCTGAGATGCGCCGCCGATGGCAGGAAGATCCTGCCTACAGAGCAAAAATGCTGGCCGCCGGAGATCGCGGTAGAAGACGGCGATACCGAGCAGCTGATTGATATACTTGTATTGAAAACCTGACATGGTCAGGATCGAAGGGCAGGGCCATGGTGCTCCTCGCCAGATCAAGCGAAGACCAAAATTCTTGTCAAGGAGTAAACGATGGCCGCTGTGCAAGTTGCTGACATCATTGTCCCGAGCGTGTTCACGCCTTACACGCAGACCCTCACGATGGAGAAGGCCCGACTCGTGCAGAGCGGCGTCCTGGCTCCCTCGCCGGTCCTGAACCAGATGCTCGCCGGTGGCGGGCGAACCTTCGACGTCCCCTCGTTCGACGACCTGGACGCGACCGACGCGACCGGTGCGGAGAACGTGAGCACGGATGCCCTGGCCGACATTCATAGCATCACGGCCAACGGGGCCATCCCGGCTCCGGCTGGCGATTCCATCCCGGACAACCTCGGCACCATCCGCGAGGTGGCTGCCCGGCTGGTCCGGAACAAGTCCTGGTCGGCAACGGGCCTGGCCCGCGAGCTCGCCGGGGCCGATCCCATGTCCGCGATCGCGGATCG